ATTGGGATAGAGGAGTTGAATCTATTTGGCGAGAGCATCATGGTGCAGATGAAAGAATAAAGATATTCTGTCCTATTGTCAAAGATAAGGATAATATTACTGATATTAATAAGTCTGAAAAGAACTCACTTATGTTTATAAACATGGCTAGAGTTTTCATGCAGGAAAATCCTGATGAAAAACCTGTGTTTGTATTCGATGGTGTAGATACGTTTCATAATGCGGCTCTGTTAAAAGTCAACCCTAACCCGTTAGTCGTCACGAAGTTAATGCCGTGGCAATACGGCGAAAGAAACAAAACCTTTAACTTCATGTTAGAGGCTGTGTATTCTTTACCTTGCGATGTAATCTACATTACTCACAAGAAGGAACGTTATCTCAATAACGCGGTTGTTGGGTATGACCCAGTTTGGAAGGATTGGGGAGGCAAACTAGAGCAAGAGATTTCTTTCTCTGCTCAAGAGTCTAAAGGCGAGATTAAGTATGTCGCCAAGTTATTAGCAAGCAGAACAAATGGAAACCTTGTTGGAACAATTTGGACAGTTAGAGAAGGTAAGCCCCCTAATACTATTTGGCATGGAATACCAGAACTGCTTGAGGGAAACATATGATGGAAATATCCGTGAATTTAAATGAATTTAAAGACGCGGTTGAGGCAATTTGGCTGAAAGGCAAGTATAAGTCCTCAACCGTTTCTAAGATAGATTCTATAAATAACTTAGGCGTGGCCTTTGTTAAGAAGAATAATACTATTACACTAGCAAACGCAAGCGAAACGATTGCTGCTAGTGTAACAATAAGAGCATCTGCCGAAGATGTGAAAGAGGAACAAATGTTTATCTTTGATATTGAAAAGTTAAACAAATATATGAAGGTGTTTAAGTCTGAACACCTGACAATGAGAATTGGTAATTCTCGATTAACATTAAAGAACGAGACACAATCTGCACAATTGCAAATGTCAATAGAACATAACAATCTAAATGCTATTATGAAGGTTCAAGGGTTAAAGATACCTAGTGAGGGTATGGCACAGTTTGGTAAAACAGTATTAGATGCCAAACTCTGTATGCAGGGAAAGGAACTTGCAAAGGCAATTAAACATTGTAACATTGTTGGAACTGCCACATTTAAATTAGATTATAACGGAGAAACTTGTATGATTTCTTCTGGTAATTTTCATGCAACTGAGCATTTTGAATATAATTTGCCTATAATTTCCCATGAAGGAGAACCTGCTACTGTTGAGTTTTCAGCACCCATAGATAGATTTTGTCAAGATGGGGTTATGTTTCTTTACATCAAAGATGATAAGCCTATACTACTAATAGGCTCAAATAGAAAACTTGTAGTAGCACCATATATTAGAGCGTGAAATAATGATAATAACAACATTAAATAAGACCAATGAAGTAGCACTTCGTTGGAGAGAGGAAGGGGAAAGAAAAGAAGAGAAGATTTCTTTTGTTGATTTCAAACCATATTTTTATATTGAAGATGTAGACCAAGAAAAAGCACACCTTCGTATTAGAGAAAGAGGAGTAAACACTCGTATTGAGTTATCTTATGAAAGAGGAGATTGGGTTTCTCTTGAAGGTAAGAGATTAAAAAAAGTTACTTGGTATCCTCCTTTGCCATCCTATAATAGAATACTCAAAAAGGAATGGGAACAAACTTATGAAGCAGATGTTCCTTTTCATTATAGATATGTAGTAGATAACTTGATGACTATCCCAGAATATGATTTAAGAAAATGGTATTGGGATATGGAATGGCAACAGGGTGGTGACTTTGATGGAATGATAACTGCCTTAGTGGTTTATGATAACCATTCAAAAACCATGAATAACTTTCATTGGTTTCCTCCTACAGCAGTAGGTGATTATTCTGATACTACATGGCGACATGAATCAGAAAAAGAAATGCTTGAGAATTTTATTCAATGGATAGATACTCGCGACCCCGATATGATGATTTCATGGTTCGGGTCTAAATTCGATTTGCCTAAACTTATTGAAAGACTTCTAGCAAACGGAATAGACCCTAGAAAAATTTCTCCTTACAATGAAGTAAAGGGAATATATTTTGATAACAGAGAAGGAACACTAAAGTTATCAAAAGCAGTATCTCATTATAATCCAATAGAACAACCTGTTAGAGGAAGAATTTTATTGAATTTAGATGTGGCATTTGAAAGACAATGGAACGATTCACAAAGAGGAACCCTGCCTTCTATGGCACTAGACTATGTAGCAGAATTAGTCTTGGGTGAAAAGAAAATGGTTAGTGAAAAGTTTCCAGATAAAAATGAGTTTTTCGCTAAGGCATGGTTAGAAGAGTCACAGACTTATATGGACTATGCTAAGAAAGATGTTGAGTTGCTTGTAAAGATAGATGAAAAAAATTATCTATCAGAGTCTATCCTTGCTTTACAACGATTGCTAATAGCACCATTCGATGCGTGTTTTTATGCAAGCAATATGGGTAGCATATATTTTATGAGAAACGCTGATTGGAAAGCCCCAACAGGAAAAGAGGGGCCAAAGATAGATTATCAAGGGGCCATGATTTATGACCCTTCTGTCCTTCAATTACTGTAGCACTCAACATAAGTTGGGAAACCAAGTCTTCTGAAGAAACTGAATTTGGTATAAATATTTTAACCCCTAGAGATTTTAGTAATGAAGATGACGTAAATATGCTCTACTATAAAACAGATAAACTAGGTATGTTGCCAAAGGCTGTTCTTGAATTAAAAGAACTTCGTAATGAGTATAAGAAAAATATGAAGGAGGCCAAGACAGACGATGAGTATTATAAATGGTATAATAACCAGATGGCAGTTAAAAGATTGATGGCATCTTTTTATGGTATCATTGGCTACCAAGGTTTTTCATGGGCTGATATTGATATGGCTGCTAGTATTACCGCAGGTGCAAGAAAAGCAATTAGAAGTGCAGCATTCAAGGTGATGGAACTATGACAGGACACCAAAGAGATAAAACCCGATACACCAAAAAGTGTAGTGTATGTGGCGCACTTACAAGAGCGATAACAAATAATTATCATCGTTGTGGTAAGTGTTACTTAAAATGGAAAAGAAAAGAACGGAGAGAAGAAAATGAAAAAAGATGAAAGAATAAATATAGTGTGGAGACAAACTAGCGGAACAGGTCAGCGCGTAAGAAAATGGATAAATTTTGCTCGTTATTCTGATAGAACTCATTGTATAGGAAAGGGTAGAATATTACAAACTGAGATTCGTAATAAGACGGAAGAGTTTCCTAGACAATTATATATTGAAATGCGATTAGATGGGGAACTATTTATTGGTAGCCTCAATGCTATTAATGAGGAAGAAGAATGATGGTAGATTCAAAAAC